TGGCGCGACAGCCGGAACGATCAGCACCGTCTCAACGGCAGCTACCGCAATCGGTGGCATAGCCTCTGCGGCTTCTGGGGTCTTCTCTGCCCTTGGTGCGCTAAGCTCTATCGGCAGCGGTGCGGCAGCGGTAGCGGCAGGACGCCAACAGCAACAGCTTTACAATATGCAAGCGACACAGGCTGAGATGCAGGGCCGACAGGCTCAACTCAAAGCGCGGTCGGATGAACTGAAGTATCGCCAGCAAGGTATCGCCGCCCTTGACCGCACTCTCTCTACTGCTGCCACTATTGCCGCTCGCGCTGGCGCTGGCTCTATTGATCCTTTCTCTGGGTCGGCTCAAGCTCTTACGACTTACGCTTTCGGCAAAGGCTTTGGTGAGTTTAATCTTACGCAAGAAAGCGCAGAGCTAATCAGGCAGGGCGGTCTTATGTCTTTGGGCGCGTCTGATATTCAGTCTGACTTGTATCAGATGAGCGGCCAACAAGCTGCCATCGCTGGGTATGCGCGTGGCGCTACGAGTGTCTTCGGCGGGCTTCAGCAACTAAGCCAAATCGGCGGGCCATCGTCTTCAGGGCCAAGTAGTCTTGCATCATATCCAGCGGCAAATGTTCCTTTGCCTCCTGTACGTCCGGCTGGGATTTAAGAAATGGCACTTCCTCGGTATCAGAATATCGGCGTTCAAGCTGGCGGTTCGATAGACAACTTGCCGCGTATTGACTTCCCCAATCGTGGTGAAGCTACGCGCGGTTTCGATACAATCAGCAATGCTCTTGACATGATGTCAGGAGCTTTCTTCAAAGAAGCGCAGATTGCAGCGACCGAAGAGGGCCGCGTCTATGGCGCTGAAAATGCCCCTAGCCAAGAACAGATTAAGCTTGCTGTTGAAACAGGTACTCCGATTGAGCCTATCGGAGATGCCCGCACCTATTTCGGTAGGGCTGCTCGTGAAGTCTCGACCCGCATTGCAGCGATTGGTGTTGAGGCACAAGCTCAGCAAGACCTAAAGAGAATTAAAGAAGGCATCTCGACAGGGGCCATTGGCCCATCTGGTGTCATGCCTCAAGTCAATTCTCTTATCCAAGGCTATTCAACAGCATTGGGTCAGTTTGATCCTGTGATGGGTCGCAAACTGCAAGCTGAACTAGCTAAAGATGGTAATACTCTGTTCTTGGCTGCTACAGCTAGGGCCGCTGCGGCTGCGGCTGCGGCTGCAAAAAAGTCAATTACAGATGTTGCAGATGCCAAGCTCGACAACATCAAATATGTGCTTGAGGCAGGGGATCGTGTTATTACGGACTCTGATCCTACCGGCGCTCAGCAAGCGGTAACAATGCCCGTCAAGGAGGTTCTTCGTATTGAAGAAGCCAAGCTTGAAAATGTCATTAAAGGTCTGAAGCCAAACGAACAAGAAAGGTATCGTGAGGCTTGGAGCAAGGAAGTAGTTAAGGGTGTCGATCTTCAGGTTAGCAATGCAATCCTGAATGGAGATGTTGAAGGCGTGAAGCGCCAACTCGTCTCTGGCGAATACCGCGACCTTCTTAAATCAAAGCCAGAGGCACGCTATACCCTAATCAATAGAATCGAATCGTATGAAAACCAAGTAGCGCGTGAACAGCAAGCGCAGCTTCGTGTTGAAGCGGGACGATATACAGACCAGCTAGAAAACGCTGTAGCGGCGCTGAAAGATGGTCGCACTGATGTTGATCTCTCTTTCTTCTCGCGTGAGAAGACTGCAAAGCTACTTGGAGAAAGAGCCGATAGCGTCAATATGCAAGTAGAAAGCGCACTTCGGATTAACTCTGAAGTGTCAAAGCTCATGTTTGCAACACCGGCTGAGCAGCAAGCCACTGTGCAGCGCATGACCGCAGCCCTAGACCCTAACAGCAAAGAATATACAACGCGCCGCGCTGAGCTTGTTTCGATCCAGAACATGATCTCAACGAATCAAGCTGCATTGACAAAAGACCCAGCCCTTTATGTCAACAAGGCACCATCAGTCCAACAATCATATAGGACTATGCAAGAGGCTCTTGCTGACCCTAACAGCTCTCCAGACCAGCGCCGCATAGCGATTGATAACTATGCTCGGGCAAGCCTTGATATGCAAACATATCTTGGTGTCCCGGCTCCGAATCGCGCTATTCTGCCCCAGCAAGCCGTTGATACTCTTGCTCTTGAGATCACTGGCCGTATGAACTCTGGTGAGAATGTTGCTGGTATTATCCAGTCTCAGGCAAACTATTGGGGGCCTGATTATTGGCCTGTCATTGAGAAGCAGCTCATTGACAATAAGTTCCCAAGAGAAGTGTCGGTTGTGTCGAATATGCTCAACTTCGGTCAGCGTAATGCTGCATTTGAGCTTGCGTCGGCATTGCAGACGGATGAGAAGAAGAAGGTCGATAGCTACATCTCGACGGTCCCAGATGCTAATCGTGACATCAAAGACCAGACAGCTTCTAAACTTACTGAGTTCCAGCGCAGCTTGCAGTTTCGCGTTGGTGGCCCAGAGCAGTTTAACGCCTACTCTACATCTGTAGAAACACTTGCAAAACGGTACATATTCAATACGGGGTCTTCTGCTAAAGACGCGGTTGAGCGTGCATATAAAGATATTATTGGCAACGCTTACCAGTTCACGACAACTTCTCGTGAAGCGATCCGTATTCCGAATCTTGTCAATGGAAGGCCAAACGATATTACGCCAGATGTTGTATCGTTCGGGATCAATACAGCAAGAAACACGCTTGAGAAGTATCCGCTTGCCCAGCCTAAAAGCATATCTGGGCTAAAGCCTGATGAGATTATGCGCCAATATGTATCGAGCCTTAAATCATTCGGTAGGTTTGTAACCAATTCGGATGAGACTGGCGTGAACATCATTGACGCTGACGGCTATGCTGTGAAGGTTGTCGATCCTGAGTCAAAGGCAGAGCGCGTTCTTAATCTGTCATGGAACGAATTGAAACTGCTTAGCTCTCAAGAGCTAGAAGCCAGAGCGCAGCAAGCGGCACAGCGCCGTAGGCAGGAAACAACCCAACCATCTATTGCACCTTCGTTCCGTCTCCCGACGAATAGGTAAGAAGATGCCGATATATACACAGGCTAACGAGGCCACCAGATATATTGAGGAGATGCCACTTGGCACAGGTGAAGTCGTATCTGCGACGATTTCGGAGACTCTGCGGTTTAGTCCCACTGCTTCTTTATTTCGTGGTGGTGAGCAGCTTTATTCTGATTACGTCGAACAATCGCCCCTCATCGACGCAGAGACAGCTCGAAAAAGAGTGGAGCAAGAAGGTCTTAAACTCACAATCCCAGATGACGGAATTAAGGAGAATGTTCTCAACATTCTGATGGAGCGTAAGTATGAAGAGAACAGGCTTAAAGGGATTATTGAACGTGGCCCTGATGGGTTTGCGGCTGGCCTAGCAACATTCGGCGCTTCTATTGGCGCAAGTCTGCTTGACCCGATTAACGTGGCATCTGCATTTATTCCTATTTATGGGCAAGCTAGATATACCTCTATGCTCAGCAATGCGGCTGGTGCGTTGGGTAGGGCTGGCGTTCGCGCTCGTGTCGGTGCGGTTGAAGGTCTTGCCGGTGTCGCCCTTGTAGAACCAATCGTTTATGCCACCGCTCAATATGAGCAAGCCGACTATGGCATGACTGATTCGCTGGAGGCTTTGGCTTTCGGCACAATCTTTGGTGGCGGTCTGCACATGGGCGTTGGCGCTCTTGCCGATGCTTTTCGCCGTACAGGGTCAACGCTTACGGCTAAGCCGGATGGCACTGTCGCAAAGATTCTTAACTCTCTTGAGCCGGAAACCCGCTCCGATGTTATGCGTGGCGCTGTCGGGCAAGTCTTGTCCGGTCGGCAGATTGACATTGAGGCCCGTCTTCGGATGGACCCTCTATTCCAGAATGTCACAACCCGCGCATTGGAAACGACAAGCCTTACGCCTCTTACTCGGTTTGAGCCACCGCCGGTTACGGGGCTAAGCACGCCTGAGATAGCTCTGAATAGTGCTGTCAATCCTACGCTGGTTGAGCCACCTATTCGAGTAACGACCGGCGCTATGGATAGTGCTGGCGAAATCCCTGTCTATCAGACGGTCCGTGAAGCGGAGCGCATCCAGCAAAAGGTTCTGAAAAACCGCGATGAGCAGCTAGAGATCAAGCAGCTACCTGATGGCACATATACCTTAATCCGTCCGTATGATGCCCAGCCTGTCCGCAATCCTGATGGGACGCCATTATCTTTTGTTACAGAGCGTGCAGCAAACAAAGCAGCTAAGTCGATCACAGAGCTAAAGGACCGCAACCTCACTCCTGTTGCCTTTATGGAAAACGGCGAGATGAAGTTTGCTCTGGTTGAGAACGCGCCAAAAGGTATGGCTGATGCCGCCAAACGCAATCCAGAACTGGTCGATCTCGGCGTAGCGATGGATCGCAGCATCAATGCTGAATCTAAGCTCATTGATGAAGATGTTGCTAGGAATAAAGTCCAGAAAGCTTACGAGCGGATGCGCGAATCTTACCGCGCAGAGAACATGCGTATGGCAGATATGGAAGCTGTCAGGGCTGTCGATGAGACTTATGCCAAGGCAATGGCGGCTGAAAGAACAGATACCATCGTAGATGATCTTGACGCCATTATTGAAGAAACTCGTAGGGTCGGTGACGCTCTTGGCTTGCGAGCTGAGCTTGATGCTGAACTGGCTAAGTTCGATGATCTTATTCAGGATGCAGATGCTGTTGGTCGGGCTTTTGAAGCTGCGGCTTCATGCGGCTTGCGTAGGGGTTAAAGATGGCTTGGCAGGATTGTGTATCTGAGATCGAAGCGGCGGCTGGCCGGAAGTTCACTGACGATGAGATGATTGAATTGCAGACCGCATTACAGCGCCGGATAAAGCTGGCGCAAGCGGATGCTATCCTTCAGACATCAGATGAAGTTGCGGCAAGCGTGGCTAAAGACTTGGCGGCACAGGTCAAGCGAGCGGCCTTCATTGAGAAGCGCAATGCTGCATTGGCTCTCCGCAAGGGTGCTGAGCTATATGACTTCCTAAAAACCAACTTCCCCAATGACATTGGGACAGGGCTTCAAGCTGCTACTGTTGGCACCAACATGGTCCGCGAAGGCTCACGCTTTAGCGCGGCAGCTCAACAGAAGGAATTGCTGGTCCGGTATATGGGCGGGTTCTTAACTGAACTTGAACGGGCTAATGTGCTTAAGATCGTTAAGGACGGATCGCTTGACCGCGATGTGGCACGCGCCCTGTTTGCCATTGATAACCCTAACGCGCCTCGATACAGCGGCCCTGAAGAAGCCAAGACGGTTGCAGACATTCTGCACAAGTATCAGGAAACTATTCGCAAGCACTACAATGATGCTGGCGCTGATATTCGTAAAGAAGTTGGCTACATCGTTAAGCAGTCGCATGACTCTGACAAGATTAGGACGGCTGGCTTCGAGGAATGGAAAAAGGATATTCTTCCTAGACTCGACATGCAGCGCACCTTTGCTGATGGCCGCGACCCAGATCAGGCTCTGGAAGAGATTTATAAGAACATCATCTCCGGCGTTCATCTTAAAGCCAGAGACGAGATCACAGGCTTCAAGGGCGGCACCATGAACCTTGGCAAGCGGGCAAGTGCTGACCGCGTGCTTCACTTCAGGGATGCTGATGCTTGGTTCGATTACAACGCTCGCTTCGGCATTGGCGGCTTGATGGACACTGCCCTTCGGCAGATGGAAATCTCTGCTCAGAATATCGGGCTGATGCGGAAGTTCGGGCCTAACCCGCGCGATGTCTATAATCGCACTGTGGACCGGATTCTGAAAGATAAGAACGTCGATCCAGACGTTAAGGCAAAGCTGTCTGACCAACTCAAGCCGGGGCGTATGCTATCTCATTACATGGATGAGATTGATGGCAGCACCCGCATCCCATCTAATAGCCTTGCCGCCCAAATCTCTGGGTCGGTTCGATCTGTCCAGAATATGTCAAAGCTTGGTGGCGCTCTAATCTCATCCGCCCAAGACCTTGTGACCATTGCGGCTGAGGTCAACTATCAGAATGGCGGCGGCATCTTTAGGAATATGGCTAATACGCTTGGCGAACTTGTCAGAGGCAAGAGCCGCGCGGAAGCCCGTGAGATTGTCGAATCTCTACCTGTTATGTTTGAGAGCATGTCTAACGGCATCTCCCAACGCTTTGACCCAGCCGACAACATTCCCGGTGCCGTGTCCCGCCTTCAGCAACTGTTCTTTAAGGCTAACGGTCTGACATGGTGGACTGAGAACACCCGTGCTGCGGCAGTGAAGACATTCGCCCATCATGCAGCCACCCATGCGGGAAAGAACTTTGATGAGCTTCCCAAAGAGTTTAGCCGCGTCATGTCGCTTTACGGCATTGATGCTGGCAAGTGGGACATCATCCGGTCTGTCCCTCAGAAGATGGCTGACGGGCGTAACTACCTGACGCCAGATGGATTGCGCGATGTGCCGGATGATACGATCCGTAGCTATCTGACAAGCCTCGATAAGAAGCCGACAGATTATAACGTCCGGCAGATGCGGGAAGAAATCATCTCTCAGTTCCGCACCTACTTCAATGATCGCGGCAGCTTTGCGGTCCTAGAGCCGGATGCCCAAACTAAGGCGCTTCTTGGTCAAGGGACAAGGCCGGGAACCTTTATGGGCGAGATGATGCGTATGTTCGCCCAATTCAAATCATTCCCGGTAGCCTTTGGGCAGAAGGTTATTGGCCGTGAGCTTTATGGTCGTGGCTCCGATACGCTGTCTTCGGCGCTCAAAAACACCAATGGCGAGATGCTTGGCCTAGCCCAGCTCTTCATCTGGTCAACGGTATTCGGCTACGGCATCTTGCAAGCCAAAGAAATGCTGAAGGGCCGTGGGCCTAGAGTGCCAGAAGATATGGCAGATTATCTGAAGCTTACCCAAGCGGCGATGCTGCAAGGCGGTGGCCTTGGTATCTATGGCGATTTCTTGTTTGGCGAGATGAAGAACCGCTATGGGCAGACGCCTGTATCAAACTTGCTTGGCCCAACAGTCGGAACGGTCAATGACATTTTTGATCTCTACGGCAGGGTCAAGGCTGGCGATGATGCTGCCGGACAAGCGGTCAGGGTCATCCTTAACAATACCCCCTTCTATAACCTGTTCTATGCCAAGCCTGTCTTTGACTACTTGGTAGTCTATCGGATGCAGGAGGCCATTAACCCCGGCTATCTGCGGCGTATGGAAGAGCGTATCCAGAAGGAAAACAACACTACCTTTATGTTCCCGCCAAGTCAGATCATCCAATGACGATGTTTGCCAGAAGTAGGGAAAATCAGTATAAGTTCTTGAGCGAGGTATGGCATGGCTGACTACAACATCACTGCCGTAACACGGCGTAAAGTCTTCTCCGGCTCGGCGGGTGTTGGGCCGTATGCCTTTACCTTCCCGATTCTTACCCAGACCGATATCGTGGTCTATAAGAACTCGACTAAGCTGACCCTTACGACCGACTATACTGTTACGATCAACGGCACAAACGGCACCGGCTCTGTAACTTTAGTTGTAGCCGCGACAGGTTCTGACACCATCACGATCATTGGTTCACGCGCTATCCAGCGCACCACTGACTTTGTGACGGCTGGCGATCTGGCGGCATCTTCTCTGAACGAGCAGCTTGATGGCCTGACCATCATGGTCCAACAGCTTGCCGAAGAGAACAAGCGCACCATGAAGGCTCCGCCCTATGACCCTGAAGCGGTCGATGATGGCGGCATCCTGAATATGCAGCTCCCAACCAAGGCCAACCGTGCTGGTAAGGTCTTGGCCTTTGATACGGATGGCAATCCTGCGGCTGGTTCTATCTCCCTCCCATCCAGCCTGACAGCCACTTACTACCCCCGCGTGAACACGGGTGGCACGGCTTATGAGCTGCGGTCCCCGGCCTCTGTTCGGGCGGACATTGGCGCTGATGATGCCAGCAACCTGACCAGCGGCACGGTCTCTGATTCGCGTCTCCCGGCTACTATGGCTGGCAAGACGCTGACCAGCGTGACCATCTCCAGCGGCACGATCACAGGCATCACAGACCTTGCGATCGCGGACGGCGGCACGGGCGCTTCGACGGCAGCTAATGCTAGAACCAACCTTGGCCTAGCGATTGGCACAGACGTCCAAGCCTATGACCCCCAGCTTACGGATGTGGCTGGCCTGACACCGGGCGATGGGAACTTCATCGTTGGTGATGGCACGAACTTCATCACTGAGTCTGGCGCTACTGCTCGCACATCGCTGGGTCTTGGCTCCATTGCGACCCAAGATGCCAACAATGTCACGATTACGGGCGGCTCTATCAGCGGCGTGACGTTTGCCTATACGACGCCCCTTGCGATTCCCGGCACATCTTCTTCGACGGGCGAGATTCGTCTGGCTGAAGACACTGACAATGGCACGAACTATGTGGGCCTGAAGGCTCCGGCTTCGATCACGGCCAATCTGTCATGGACTCTTCCGGCAGCGGATGGTTTGTCCGGACAATTCCTTGGGACTGATGGAAGCGGAACTCTGTCGTGGTCAACGCCTTCTGGTGCTGGTGATGTGGTCGGTGCTGCATCTTCGACAGACAATGCTCTTGCACGCTTTGACGGCACAAGCGGCAAGGCTATCCAGAACTCTGGCGCAACGCTTTCTGATACAGGCGTTCTTACGGTTACAGAGGTTTCGACTGATACAATCAGCGAAAAGACTGCGGCGGCTGGTGTAACCATTGATGGAGTTCTCCTAAAAGACTCCGCTGTAACCACAGATACTATTAACGAAAAGACTGCGGCGGCTGGCGTCACTGTCGATGGCGTTCTGTTAAAAGATTCTCAAGTCAGCACTGACACGATTAATGAAAAGACATCGGCTGCTGGCGTAACTATTGATGGTGTTCTTCTCAAAGATAGCGCGGTTACGACTGACACAATCAATGAGAAAACATCTGCTTCTGGTGTGACGATTGACAGCGTGCTTATGAAAGATGGCACGGTTGTCATGTCTTCTCCGTTCGCCATGCGGAATAAGATCATCAATGGCGCGATGGAAATAGATCAGCGCAATGCGGGGGCGAGTGTAACAGGGTCTTCATCAACAAATGTGTTCCCTGTTGATCGCTGGTTTAATACAAGCACTCAAAACAGCAAGCTTACACTTCAGCAGAACTCAGGTAGCGTTACTCCTCCAGCTGGATTCAAAAACTATGTTGGGGTTGTTTCCTCCTCCGCATATTCAGTTTTGACTGGTGATGCCTTTGCTCTTTCTCACCGCATTGAAGGCTATAATGTTGCTGATTTTGGATTTGGAACAGCTACCCCTTCAACAGTAACTTTGTCTTTTTGGGTTCGCTCAAGTTTGACAGGGACATTTGGTGGTGCGTTTGGCAATAATGCGATCAATAGGTCGTATCCATTTACATACACAATTAACTCCGCAAATACTTGGGAGCAAAAAACCATAACGATTACCGGAGACACGACCGGAACTTGGGAAACAACAAACTCAACTGGTCTTTCAATATATTTTGGTCTTGGTGCAGGATCAACATATAGCGGAACAGCGGGGGTTTGGGCAGGAGCAGCGTATCTTACGGCAACAGGCGCAACATCAGTCGTAGGCACCAACGGCGCAACCTTCTACATCACAGGCGTCCAGCTAGAAGTAGGCTCAGTCGCCACGCCATTTGAGCGGAGGCTCTACACCACAGAATTGCAGCTTGCACAACGCTATTATCAGAAAGCATCCGGCAACCAATACAGCAGCTATGGCGCAACATATAACTATGTTCAGTGGTATTTCAAAGTGACAATGCGGGCATCACCAACACTTACAGGCGCGACAGGAACTAGCGGCTCACTCACAGCAGATTTCGCATCAGTGTGGACATCGGGCAGTGCTTACGCAAGTTTCAGTGATGCGACAGCTACAGCGGAGCTTTGATATGTATAGCAATGCTCAATACGAAAATGACACACAAGGCAATCCGTCCTGCATCCGCGTAGACATCAACGGTGTGACCTCGTTCGTCCCGCTCGACCCCGCTAACACGGACTATCAGAACATCATGGCTCTCGTCGCAGAGGGCAAGCTTGTCATTCAACCAGCGGAATAGCGCCATGGCCTCTCCCCACCTAACCGAGCCAGAGAAAGTTATCGGGGATATTGTTAGTGTGGGAACTGTTGTGGGAACTCTATCAGGGCTTCTGCCCGCTATCGCTGCGGCTTTTACTATAATCTGGACGGGTATCCGAATCTATGAAACTGATACCGTCCAAGGCTTGATCGGCAAAGAGAAGATCAACAATAAGGACGAATGAGATGACCTTTGGGATTGGCGATGCTGTCGCGGCTGGACTCAAGGTATTAGATAAGTTCATCCCAGACCCCGAAGCTAGAGCTAAGGCAGAGGCTGAACTGCGCGTTAGCCTCATGGCTTGGGATAAATCTCAGTCTGATGTGAACGCTGTTGAGGCTCAGCACGATAGCGTCTTCGTTGCTGGGTGGCGTCCGGCATTGGGCTGGACATGTGCCTGTGCCTTTGCCCTGATCTATGTGATTGGTCCTATGATTACTTGGATCAGCACGATGATGGGTAGCCCTATCCCTCTGCCGTCCTTTAACGTCGAAGCCTTGATGAGCTTGACCCTTGGCATGGTTGGCCTTGGTGGCCTTCGCACCTTTGAAAAAATTAAGGGCGTTGCTTCCAAATGAAACGCAACTTCGAGGTGGCTTTAGCGGAAACGCTATTGCACGAGGGCGGCTGGGCTAAGCATCCAGATGACCCCGGTGGCTCGACCATGCGCGGTGTGACCAAGGCTACCTATGAGAACTACCTTGGCCGTCCTGCTTCTGACAGAGAGCTGAAGGACATCACAGACGATCAACTGCGGGACATCTACAAGATGCTCTATTGGGACAAGGTGCGCGGCGATGAACTGCCGTCTGGCCTTGATATGGTTGTCTTTGATTTCGGTGTGAACTCTGGCCCAGCTAGGGCGATCCGACATTTGCAGTCTGTCGTGGGAGCGTCACCTGACGGTGCTATCGGCCCTAAGACAATGGCAGCACTCAACTCTTATATCGACCGGCACGGGATGGAGAACTTGATTAAGTCCTATTCCTTCTCCCGGTTGAGTTACTTGCGCGATCTCAAGACATGGCGTGTGTTTGGCCGTGGCTGGGAGAAGCGTGTCATGACGGTAGAGCGTAAGGCTCTGACCCTTACCTGACGGTGGTGCTATGCCTAGGCGTAATTCTCTCAGCTACGCGGAGGCTAGGCGAACTAAAGAGCATGTCGAATCTCACCTAGCTATGGGCAAGACCCGCAACCAAGCGGTTGAGGCTGCATCCATAGAGATGGGTGTTCCCCGGCAGACGATATATTCCCGCGTCAAAGAAGGCGGGTCTATCGAGCTTAACTTCCCTGACCTCAAGGTGAACTTTGCTCTGCGGCCTGAGCCTATCTTTGAGTACCAGCCGGTGCATAAGCCCCGCATTGCGGTGAAGGTTAGCAGTAATCCAGAAGGCGAGGCTTACCGTATCTGTGTGATTGGCGACACCCATGACGCGCCGAATCTCCCAGACAAGTCCCGCTTCAAATGGATCGCCCGTCACATCGCCAAGTCACGGCCTGACAAGGTTGTGCATATTGGGGATATGGGTGACTTCGAATCCTGCTCGACCCATGCCCATCCCGGCAGCATTACCTACAACTATAAGCCTTCCTTCAAGCAGGACATGGAGAGCTTGGAAGAGGCCCTGACCCTGATCCATAAGGAGCTTGGTAGCCATTCCATCCCTCTGCTTATGACTGAGGGCAACCATGAGTACCGCATCGACCGCTGGGAAGAGGGCCACCCTGAGACGCAAGGGCTTCTGAAGGCATCCTTCCTAGAGACGATGGCCCGCTACAACTGGAAGACCTATGGCTTTGGCGAGTGGCTTCTGATTGGTGGCGTAGGCTTTAGCCATGTGCCTAAGAACATCATGGGCAAACCCTATGGCGGCAAGTTCACTGAGAACCAGATCGGCAATGACGCTATCTTTTCTGTGGTCTATGGGCATACCCATAGGGCTGTCTTCCGGCGGGTGCCTAAGATCGGGCCGCAGAACTCAATCGAGATATTGAATGTCGGGTCTGCCATGCCGGATGGCTATGTCGCGCCCTATGCGAATACCTCTACGACCGGATGGACATACGGTATATACGACATCAAGATCAGGGGTGGGCATATAGAAGACTATAGGTTCCACTCAATGCAGCATTTGGAGGAAGAGTATGGCGACTAATCTTGGCGGTGTGGTGCGGGCAGAGCTTCTTCCCTTGCATGATGGCAATCTGGAAGCTGCCTTCCATGACCTCTGCGAGCGGTTCGCTGTGCTGTCCATTGAGCTTGATCGGTCTGACCGGCTGCGGTCCTATGCCTTTGCGCGTGAGGTTCCTAAAAGCACTGGCATCATTGACGATGTGCCTAGCCCTGTAACGGATGATTGGATTCAAACTGGCAAAGAGGGTGAAGATGTCGGACGAGGATGAAGACGAAGAGATGTTTGAGGTTCTTCCAGCCGAAGAGATTACGCTCGATCATCCTGTCTTTGAAGACTATGTGGCCGAGCGTATCTATTCATTTAGCTTGCTCATGCGCGTGACCTCTGAGATCGAAGAGGAACACATCCGAGAGCTTGGGATCAACATGATGCAAGCCGTCATCCGGTCTGTTGCTGGGACAAACACAAGCGTGGTTACTGTCGCCAAGAAGTAATCACATCGTCTTGATTGTGATGTGAGCCTTGACCAAATCAGAGATCAGGACGCTGGCCTCTGCATCGCTGCTATAGTTACTGTTGTACCGCCATATCCATTTGCCAGCCTCAGCGAATGGGGCGATGGCTTTCTTGAGCTTGATGTTCTGGCCTTCGGCTACGGTTCGTCGCTCGATCTCTTTCTTTAGTTCATACCTGTATCGCTCGATCTCTGCATCATGCTGGGCGATCAGTTCAGCGGCCTTGTCATCTGCCTCATTGTATGCAGCTTCGTACCCATTGAACCATACCTCACTTCCCATCGTCTTTCTCCCATGACATCTTGGCTAGTGTGATCTTGGGCTTGACTCGTGTGCCATTGGCAAAGCCATTGCTCATGCTCTTGAGCATCCATCTCTTGTGATACTCTGGGTCTTCACGGCGATTGCGTGACTCACGTTCCTGCCGTTGGACTGACTCAAAGAAAGCGTGCTTGCTGCGGTCCATCACTTCCCCTCCCCAAGCGCGGCGCGGGCCGTTGCGCCCCAATAGCCAACACAGAACTGCTCATCGCTGTCGGGTCTGTCGCCTTCCGCAATTTCACGCAGCGCCTCACGCAGCCGCTCTATTTCCGTTTCAAGGCCGACTATCATTTCGTTTGCCTCGCCGGAAATAATCCAACGCTCTTTTGCAGAGCGCCATTGTTCAAGAATGTCAGTCATTCTTTCCCCTCCCCAAGCGCGGCGCTGGCGATCTGAATTGCTGTTGCCAAAGTGAATTGATTTATCTGGGGGTCAGGGAAAACCTTCATGCGGCTTACGTTGCCAAGCGCCTCACGCAGCCGCTCTATTTCTTCGCGCATTACATCTTGCATATCAGCGATACCATCAGCGTTTCCTTCTTCCCACCCGGACCACCACGCCTTGCCTTCATTTGTCGTGAGTGGAGTGCCGTCATCCCACGTTAGGCAGTCGCCATTGTTCGGGCTGTTTCTTTCTACGGGCTTCATCACTTCCCCTCCCCAAGCGCGGCGCGGGCATATTCAGCCACACAATCTTCACACCCGTCATACATCCATGCGCCATGCTTGCACTTGTCATGCTTTGAATGAACGCCGTCAGAGCGATATACGATTGCGTGTTCTCTTGGCGTATCTCCGTCCGCAATAGTCCGCAGCGCCTCACGCAGTCGCTCTATTTCGTCGGCTGCTTCCATACGTTCGGAATCCATCTGAGCAACCAAAGCCCCGACACTCTGAAACTGGCTTGCACTCAAAGTCGTTCTAAGCCGTTCAACGATGTCAGTCATTGCCGCACTCATCAATCGTATCACGGCGGGCTTGTCGCGCTGCTCTCAAGACCATCTTTCTGAGCGTTGCTTTCAGATAGACAATCTCTTCCTTTAGCTTCTCGTTCTCAGCACGGAGATCATAGTTATGGTCTGCGATAATCATCGCGGCCTGTTGCAGATCGTATGATAGATCACTCATCTTGCTCATCTTGAACCTCATGCGGCTGTCAGATTCTTCATGCGCTCTAGGTCGCGGTGGATTACAAAAGCGAAGGCTTTCAAGTTCTTGTTCTGATCGGTAGTCGTGCGCTCTTCCCATTGCTTAATGGTTTCAAGGAGAGTCTTGTCATCTGCCAGATCAAGGCGCGATCTTACTTCCAAGACATGATGAAGATATGCGCCCTCATTTTTCTCAATCATGCGCTGCACTTTTTGCACGCCGTTAATCACGGTTGAATGGTCGCGGTTAAAGCTTCGCCCGATAACTGGGTATGACTTCAGCAAAGAAAACCGAGCCACATACCATGCGACCTGCCTAGCATAGCAAACTTTGTGGGGTCTCCGCTCGCTGTAAAGATCAACGAGCGGAACACCAATCACCTCACTAGTCACCTTTGCTACCGCACTGATCTTCGGTAGCTTTGTTATGTTTATGGTAGTCACAACTCACCTCTCAGAATGGCATTGAATCGTCGATGGCTTCTGGCCGGGATTCTTCTTTGGCTTCTGGCCGTGTGAGAATGTCGATCTCACCATTGAAGGCAGAGACGTTCACCTCAAAGACAGTCTTCTCTTGGCCGTCCTTCGTATAGGATCGCTTCTCTAGGGTGCCGTCCACATAGACCTTGCTTCCTGCGGCGGCAAAGGCTTCGAGTCTTTCGGCCGTCTTCTCATTCCAACAGGTCACATCAACCCACATGGTTGACTTCTCTTTGTTGGAATACTTTTGGATAGCGACAGAAAACCTTGCGAATTTTTTGCCGTTAGCCGTGGACTTGATTTCTGGGGCGCGACCAATGTTGCCGACGAGAATAACTTTAGCGACCATGATAGTTCTCCTTACTTGGTGATTTCTTTACGACGAGCGGCGAATGCCTGCCGAAGCTTTGCTAGTTCTGCGGCGCTTAATTGAGCAGAGTGCTTTTGGATTTCTTCTGCTGCATCATCAAGGCCAGCACCATTATTGGCTAGACTGATAGCAGTCTCCAATGCAGTAACGATGGGGTTATTAAACACCACATTCTGATCTTCGTCTGGGTCATCGCCAGACTCAAGGCCAAGTGCTTTGAGAAGCGCATACTTGACTGCATAGGACATCGCCTTGCCGGGGCCTTTGTCCTGATCGTCAATGCCATAGCCAAAGGACGGCACATCAATGCAGTCAGATGGATTGTCCACATTGGCGAAGCGGATGACCATCGTGCAGTCAGTCCGGTTGCCGGTCTGTCCATTGGTTAGCTGCACTGGATAGTAGATCACGCCAACTTCTAGCAGGGCAGGGCGAACCTTTGCGGTGACGGCATCATGGCTCACGATGCTGTAGCGCATACCCTGTTTCTTTTCCTTCTGGATATAGCTGACCTTCTGCATAGCGGCAGATAGGCGCTGATGTAGGTTAAGCTCACTCATTGTATTCCCCATATTGGTTGTCATATTCTTCAGCGGGTCCGTTCTGGACATCATCAACGATGTCATCATTGTCATTGGCGATGCGCTCGCGCTCATCCTCTTGCTCGCCAAGCTCTATGTCATGCTGCTCAATAGCCGTTAAGGCATCATTGGCACGGCGCAGAAGCACGATGTCTGGGCATCGAAGCATTATAAGCTGGGCTAGTTCTTCCAGCATATTGATTGCGTCATTGGTTTGCAGGAGCTTCGACACGGCTCACTCCTTAGCTGCGCGGATCGAGACACGACCACGGCTGTCACGCTTGGCGACAACACCATGACCATAGGCTTCACCCACATCATCGCCAACGGCTGACCGGAGATCGTCTTTGGCTTGGTCAAAGGCTTTGGCTGCGGCCTGATTGGTAATGAAGCGAGCGGCTGCATCCGTCCAGAGATTGTCCTTAGTCATGTCGGCAACCCGATAGCCATCAACCTTGACGGCCTCTGCCATCTTGTTGACGCGGGCCAGTTCACCAAAAGGGGTTTGCTCTGGGGCTTCCTTCTCTTTGACATGCCACCAGAATGATTGCTCCATCTGGATCAGGTTCTCGATGTAGTCATCATCGCGCTCGACTTCGCAGTAGCGAGGCTCATCATTGCCGGGGATGATTGAGAAGTAGCAGGACTTGGTATTGGTCACGGCCATGTAGTGCTGTAGCTGCGGCATATAGAAGCGGGACTTCTCCCATACCGATGCGCCAGAGCGAGTGTGCTTTAGCTCTACGAATGTCTTGTACTTTGGTAGCCAGCGGTCGAGGTGGGCATACATCCATTCATGGTCAGGATGCAGGAGCGTATCGCTGAGAACTGTGACCTCTGTGCCTAGCATCTTGGCGAACCAATCAGCATGGAATGGTTCTGTATAGACGCCAAGCTGGACCTTGAAGACACCGCTCAGGTCTTCTGACTGGCGGTTGCCAACCTTCTCATCATAGAGACGGACCCAATCGCCAGCCATGATTCGCATGGCATCACTGCCACCGATACCCACGCTGCGATCAAAGGGTTGCTCTGTCTGCAGGGCTGCGACCTGTCCAGCCAGCATCGCGCCGAGCATATTACCGAGACTATTCATGGCTTACCTCTCTGTTAGCCGTTGCATTATCAACATATTTGTTGCCCTCAATGGTTGTCAACCAAAAAGTTTGTAGCTAATACAAAAAAAATGCGAGGTGAGAAATGAACGCAAGCGACCTGTTAATATCTTTAGGCGGCATTCGCCATTGTGCTGAAGAATGGAACGTCTCGTTCTTTAGTCTGAGGCAAGCGGCCTATCGGAATAAGCTGCCGGTAAAGCTGTGGCCGAGGATTCTTGATAGCTGCAAGAAGAAGGGCGTGCCGTGGTCGGCAGAAGATTTGATGTGGCTCTGGATTCGCGGGAAGCAATGAGCTATGCTTCGGTCTGTAGGGTTCCTCTCTCTCCCTCAGCACCTAGGCCCATCACGTCCCCCGTGGTGGGTCTTTTTTTGAGGTGCCAATGATAACCTTTACCATCCCCGGCGAGATCAAGGGCAAGCAGCGGCCTCGTGTGACACGAACCGGCCATGTCTATACGCCTAGCCAGACCCGACAGGCTGAGGCTGACATTGCCAAGATTGCCAAGGCTGCGATGGGTTACAAGCCGCCGATGGCTGAGCCTGTGTCGCTGAATATCATGGTGATAACAGAGCCGCCGCGATCCATTACCAAGGCCAAGCGTGAGCTAATGCTGGCGGGTGTTGAAAGACCAGCCAAGAAGCCGGACCTTGATAACGTGGTCAAGCTGATAAGCGATGCGCTGAATGGGATTGTCTTTGAAGATGACCGTCAGGTGGTCGAGCTATGGGTGGTCAAGCGGTATGGTGAGGAAGCAAAGGCTGTAGTTTCTGTGGATTATGTTGCGAAACAATCCGCATAGTATTAGAAAAAGAATGGGCCAGCGAAGCTACCAACTTCCACTGGCCCGATACCACCGATCAGAGCGGTGGCAAGATGCGGATTCTTTATATCCGTTGACTGCCCTCGCTGCAACAGAGGGCTAACGATGTCTCACAAAGCTACGCACTGGGCTTGGACGGTGAAGGATATATCTTCATCCGAGAAGCTGATTCTTTTGGCGCTGGCTGATCGCCACAATGCAGACACGGGCGATTGCTTCCCAAGCCTAGACCGTATCGCAGAAGATACTTGCACCAGCCGAGACACGGCACGGCGAGCGACCCAATCTTTAGAGCAAAAAGGATTGATCTCCCGTGTCTTAGTGGCAGATGTTCACGGTCGAACGCTGGGCTACAAGTACCATTTGCATATGGGGGATAGCATGGCGCTACCCCTAGGGTTGCAAGGTGCTACCCCCGAGGGTGGCATGGTGCTACCCAAACCTGTAAAAGAAACCGGTAAAGAAAACCATAATAGCCGCTCCGCTCCGCTCGCTGGCTTTGATGATTTTTGGAAGGTGTATCCCCGCAAGGTGGCAAAGGGTTCTGCCGTTAAAGCTTGGCGGTCTGCTATTAAGAAGGCTCCACCCGATGAGATCACAAGTGCTGCCGGTAAGTACAAGTGGCCGGATGACCCTAAGTTTATTCCGCACCCTGCAACATGGCTGAACGCCGAGCGATGGGCGGACGTTGAAGGAACACCGAAGCCCTCGTTTGTTTCGACGTATAGACCACCGCCACCACCGCCACCGCCAGCACCTGAGATGTCGCCCGAACATCGAGCCAAGATGGCCGCGAGGTTCAACGATTTGCTGGCCTCGCTTGGCAAGAGTAAGGGAATGTAGTTTCGGGCCGCTAGTTTGGTGGCCGTGTTCGATTGGTCGGGAATATCATGGCTGATTAAAGGGCTGCAGAGCGCCTCTAGATAGGCCGCGCTTGGCCTCTAGGTAGGGTAGTACCAGACAAAAAGAAAGGCCATTGGTATGGCCTCTCTATCGATCCTAGAAACTTAGCCAGAGCCACCCGAACAGGGCGAGGCATAGCAGATAGAATAGGGCCATGCCTATCAAGGGCCAGACGTCTTCATCGTGAATCATGGGGCGCAACCTCGCCAAGCTCTCTTAGAATGTTCTCCCGCTCCCCATCCGATAGGGTGCGGCGCTGAACGATAGCAGGAAAGCTGCCGTCTGGCTCTGCCTCGCTTGCCTTGGGATATCCATCCCTGACCCGTGCCGTAATGTCATCAAAGCGCATGGATAGTAGGGCGAGGAATGAATCTGCCTCTCTCGCTTGCTTGTCAAAGAATAGACGTGCCTCGTTTTTGACGGCCTCAATGTCTGACAGGAGCAAATGTTCGGTTCGGCTTTGCTCATTGGCAAGCTGATTAATGATCGCGTCAAGGTTACGCATGGTCAGTCACCCACCCTTGAACACCTGATTTGCCGTCAATTCCGATTGTCCTAATCTTGCCGCGCACAAACGGCTTGCCGTGCTTCATCTCATAGGCCCATGCAACGGGCCTCCCGTTATCGCCCTTCGGGTCTGTGGCAACGCTAAGACCTCGCTGTCTGACAGCTTCGCGCCATGCGTAAAAGTCAAAAAACTCACGGCTTATTTCTGTTGTCATGGTTAGTCCTCTCTCTGTTAGGGAATCAGGTTTTCAAGAATGATTGCGCCACAGATGGCATAGAAGAGCGCAACCCATAGGCTGTAAGGTACAGTCATCACGCCACCCCATGCTTTGCGTGGTATTCAGCGGCAGCTTTGATTGCCAGTTTGCGGCACTCTGCTTTGCTAAGGATTGTCATCTTGCGAAGGAATTTATAGGACCGTTGAACGTATGACATAGGCTCTCTCTTTTGTGGACGTTGAAGGAATGGGGGCATTCGCGCCCCCGATTGATTAGGCTGCTAGTTTTTCGTCTTTGATTGCCAGCGATCGGAGATATTCAACGGAGGCACTCGCCTTGCTGGCAGCAGTGATGAACGCGCGGGGATCATCTTTGAGAAGCTTAATCCAATTTTGAACATAAGCCGCGTGCTGAGTGACAGCATCGAATCCGAACTCAGCGCACATGAAAGCCGCGCCAAGCTCTGCCACTAGCTCCTCTGCCGCATAGGCTTGGTCGCCGAATCGCTTGCCAAATTGGCGATTGCAGCGTGCCTCGTGGCCGGACCAGTGCACAAGCTCATGCAAGGCGGTGGCATAGTATCCATTGGAATCCGTGAAGGTGGAGAAGGGCGGGAGCATGATAAAATCACCCTTGTGGTTATAGTACGCGCGGCCCTCGCCATGACGGAGATCGGCTAGAGTGTCTTTTAAGAACGCCTCGCAAAGAGTGTCGCGTTCGCCCTTGTTGATCTCAACAGGCTTTTCGTGAAGGTGATCGAGGCCATCGCACTGTTCGACAGCGAAGACAGCGTAGGATTTGAGGAACGGAATCCGGTCCTTTTCGCCCTTGTCATTCTCTTTCTCAAACGTAGAGGCATAAATGATTGATGTGGATTTCTCACCCTTACGGACATTGCCACCAGCTTCTTGCGCTTGTTTATAGGTGAGCCAGCGATTCGAGGCATAGCCCTTTTCTTCTGCTGCCATCCAGAGGAGAGCCACATTCGCCCCTGAATAGGCGCGTTGTGAGATAGCATTGCGAGGCATTGAGCCAGAGCCAAGGCTTGACCAAGGCTTGATCCATGGAAGCTCGCCTGATTCCATGGCGGTAAGGATACGGTCCGAAACTTCCTTGTGAATGTTACGCATGGCTAGGTTCTCTCTCTCTTTTGCAAAGCTCTTTAGTGAGCCAGTGACAAGAATGTATGATAGGACTGTAACCCTGTCAACAGGAATGTTACATCTTTTTTTCTATTCAGTCTTATTTTATAGCTAACCCTATGACAAAGCAGACGAAAAAAAATTCATCAAGCGAGGGAATCCCTCAGGATTTACGCTCTTGGTCAGTCCTGCCAGCGCGTTTCGTCGGGGATAAGAGGCTAAGCCCTAACGATATTCAGGTTCTTGCGGCGCTTGGCCTATACACGAACCAAGCCGGAGTCTGTTGGCCAACAATCGAGACCATGGAGCGATTCACGCATATTGGCAGATTAGGGATCATCGCGGCCATTAAACGCCTCGAAAAGCTTGGATATGTCCGAAAGCTCAAGCCGGAATACTATCCCGGCCAAAAATCCAAATGGCTAACCAATCGCTATCAAGTGCTGTGGCGTGGCAATGATCCTATCCCGAAATACGAGGACCTGAATGACGCCAAGCTCTACAACATCGGGCAGGATCAATCCGACACAGAGACACCAAAGCCAGTCAATGAACCCCAAGGGAATACCTATAATGAAAGGGTTCTAAAGGGTGTGGCTGCTGCTTTCAATCGGGTGTTGTCTCGTTATGGTTCTTTCGCTGACGAGGCACTGGCAATCCGTGACGCTCCGGCTTTCCTCGAATCGCTCTCCGGTGGTGACGTCGATCAATCCATGCTGCACCGCACACAGGAATTTATGCACAGGAATAAATGCCTACCCACGCGCCTCTCGCAGCTAGGCCCGTGACGCAAACGGACACACCCCTCCCCCCGGGGGTCCGGTACTGGTCGGGGTCCATCCCTAAACTTTTTTCTGAAAATCCGCGACTCGAAAGCAGCCAGCGGCGGAGCCGTTCGGTAGCCCCTTGGGTCTTGCTAACCGGAGAGTGTTGGGAGATTGTTAGGGTCTTGGGAGTTCTTCTGCCTTGGAGACTCCCCCCTCCCCCCCTCATTCACCCGAATCAGAAAACTTGTCAAGATAGTAAAACTACGTAGAGACAATTTAGTTGTAGTCGGGTTTGGTGTGCTGATGAGAAATGTTCGGAAGATGAGGCGTGAGCTGACGGCTTTGGATGCGGATAAGCGTTCGGCTGTCTTGGGTGAGCTTGAGCTACTTGGCGGGTCTAAGGTTACGGACGTGCTGCAATGGGATGCGGCTGGCAATGTTCATGTCATCCCGTCCCATGAGCTACCGGACCATGTGAAGCGGGCCATCAAGAAGGTTAAGGTCGTACCAACCAAAGAAGGCAATTCGATTGAGGTCGAAATGCACGACAAGATTGCTGCCCTTCGGTTGCTGGCTAAGCATCATGGTCTTATGGAAGCGACAGACGATACGAACCGGCCTTCCATCATTGGGATCAATCTGCACGGGCCGGGATCACCCGTGACAACATACGAAGTGAAAGAAGAGGACAATGAGAGCTAAGGGAGCCACCGCGCGTAAGCGTGATGTAGATCATGATGCCCTCGGTAGCCTAAACTTCGACTTCTCCAAAAGCCCCGTTGTATGGGACTTCCTCAATGATGATTCATTCTTCAGAGGTCTTCTTGGTCCGGTTGGTTCCGGCAAGAGCTATGCGTGCGCTTCAGAGGTCATACTTCGCGCTATTAAGCAGCCGCCTAGCCCAATCGACAATATCCGTTATTCGCGTTTTGTTGTAGTTCGTAACTCCTACCCAGAGCTTCGGACCACCACCATCAAGACTTGGACTGAGATATTCCCTGAGAATGTCTGGGGTCCAATGCGGTGGTCGCCACCCATTACGCACCATCTGAAGCTGCCAGCACGAGACGGAATCCCCGGCCTCGATGCAGAGGTCATCTTCCTAGCCCTCGATCAGCCCAAAGACGTTCGTAAGCTTCTGTCGCTCGAACTAACCGGCGCGTGGGTCAACGAAGCCCGCGAACTGCCGCTTGCTGTGGTCCAAGGTCTAACCCACCGCGTAGGTCGCTATCCAACCAAAGCCAATGGCGGCGCACCGTGGCGCGGCATCTGGGCTGATACCAACCCCATGGATTCTGACCATTGGTGGTTCCGGCTATCAGAAAAAGAAACCATCCAAGGCAAGTTCAAGTGGCGGTTCTTCAAGCAACCCCCCGGCATGATCGAGTGCCTATCGGAAGACGATGGGGCGATCCATGCTGCCGGTAAGTGGTGGCGCGTCAATCCCGATGCGGAGAACATTAACAATCTGCCGGTCGGCTATTACGACCAGCAACTCGGCGGCAAGAACCTTGACTGGATCAAGTGCTATGTCGCGGGCGAGTATGTCTATGTCCAAGAAGGCAAAGCCGTCTGGCCGGAATACATCGACAGCCAGATGGTCGAAGACAAGATCGACTATCGCCCCGATCTGCCAGTTCATATTGGACTAGACTTTGGTCTAACTCCGGCAGCGATCTTCGGCCAGCGTCTGCCTAGCGGGCGGTGGAATATCCTGCATGAGATCGTCGCCTTCGACATGGGCCTCGAACGATTCGGCCACATGCTGCTTGGTGACATTCAACAAAAGTTTAACAAGGCCCAAATCTTTATCTGGGGCGATCCGGCTGGCTTAGCACGCGATGGCATCTTTGAAGTCACCGCCTTCCAGCATCTCAAGTCTCTTGGCCTCAACGCTCAGCCAACCCAGAGCAATGACTTCATGGTGCGCCGCGAAGCCGGGGCTGCTCCCATGCAAAGACTGATCGACGGTAAGCCGGGGCTTCTGGTGGACTCAAGCTGTGTCCGCGTCCGCAAATCACTTGGCGGCGGCTACCACTTCAAGCGTATAGGAGTCGGCGGCGGCACTGATCGCTTCCGTGATGCGCCCAATAAGAACGAACACTCCCACGTTGGCGATGCCTACGGTTATCTCATGCTGGGCGGTGGTGAATATCGGGTGCTAACCAGAGGCCACACGGCTCACCATCCTAAGATGCCAATCGTTGCGCCGATGGATTTCAATGTCTTCTGAGCTTATCGACAGACTAAATGAAGTATTGCCAGCCAATGCAAAGGCAGTTCCCTTTCATTGGGGGCATCTTTATTTAATGGAACTTAATGAAGAACAGAGCCGGACGATGGAGGTAATCCCTGATTACACCAAGATCGTCCAGCATTACGCTGACACTAACCCATCCTGCACGATTCTAGTCGATGGCAAGCCGGGGCTATCCTTTGGCACGGTCAACCATTGGCCGGGGCTATACGAGATGTGGATGATGGTCGATCAGCCTATGGCGAAGAAGTATCCGGTCGCCTTAACGAAATATTCGAAACTGGCCGTTCTTATATCCGAAGAGGTTGTCAAGCCCGTAAGATTGCAGCTTGTGGTCCGGCGTGATAATTTCTCGGCCTGTAAATGGGCGCGGGCTATTGGCTTCGAAGAAGAGGCTATTATCCGCAGATATATGCCGGATGGGCGCGATAGCGTCTTCTATGCGAGGATTAGACATGGGTAATATGTTCAAGAAGCCGAAGGTGCCGGACACCACCGCCCAGACGGAACGGCAGCTTGCTGTTCAAGAGCGTGGCATCGCACTGCAAGAGACGGCTGCGAAGAAGCAAGAAGAGATTCTTGCCAAGCAGGAAGAACGCGCTGCGGCTCAGGAACAAGAGAAGACAACGCAGCTTATGTCTCGCCGCCGTGTTGCCCGTGGTGGTGGCGCTGGTATGCGCGCGCTGCTCAGCACGGAACGTGCAACTCCTGAGACGGGTCTTAGCACAACGCTTGGAACCGGGACGCGCATGTAATGGTTGCCAAGAAGTATCAGAACCCTGAAGGCGGGCTTAACGCTGCGGGTCGCGCATACTTCAAGCGGACTGAAGGCGCTGACCTGAAGGCTCCCGTCAAGGGCGCACCGAAGGGCCGCGAAGACTTGGGCCGCAAGGCAAGCTTCCTTGCTCGCATGGCTGGCAACCCCGGCCCTGATTACGATGATAAGGGTCGCCCTACTCGGAAGCTGCTATCGCTTCGAGCGTGGGGCGCAAACTCTACGGCAGATGCCAAGGCAAAAGCCAAGCGCCTATCTGAACGTCTCAAGAATATGAAGGATTAGCCATGCCTGAAGTTTGGGATAAGCCGCGCCCCAAGGGCCTCGGTCCTAGTAAGAAGCTGACCCCTGAGCAGAAAACCTCGGCAAAAGCCATGGCTGACAAAGCCGGTCGGCCCTATCCGAATATGATCGACAACATTCGCGCCTCGATGAAGGGTAAGAAGTGATGCCTGACTATATGGATGATGAGGAAGATAGCTTCCCTATGATGGCTAAGCGCAAGATGATGAAGGCCATGAAGGCTAAACGCGCAACGGATATGGAAGACGAAGAAGACTATCCTGAAATGGAAGAGGAGATGTCTTTGGTCAAAGTCGAGATCAATGTTGGTGGCTCTAACGGTAAGGGCAAAAAGTAATGCCGCTCAAATCTGGCTCATCGCAGAAGACCATCTCATCCAATATTCGTGCTGAGATGAAGGCTGGCCGTCCACAGAAGCAAGCGATTGCTATCGCTCTGTCGAAGGCTGGCAAAGCCCAGAAGCAGACAAAAGGTAAGTAAGGATCACCGCCATGGCGCGTATGAAAGTCGAAGAAATCATCAAGCGTTCTTCGCTTGCCAATGCGCGTAAGGATGAATGGCGCACGATCTACGAAGAGTGCTACGAGTATGCGCTACCACAGCGCAATCTCTACGATGGCTACTATGAGGGCGGCACTCCCGGTCAGAAGAAGATGCAGCGCGTCTTCGACTCCACCGCGATTGACTCGACCCAACGCTTTGCTAACCGGATTCAGTCCGGCCTCTTCCCGCCCTACCGTTCATGGTGCCGGTTGCAAGCTGGCAATGAGATTCCACAGGATCGCAAGGGCCAGACCCAGATCATTCTCGATGCCTACAACGAGCAGATGTTCAACATCATGCGGCAGACAAACTTCGACCTAGCCATGTCGGAGTTCTTGCTTGATCTGTCTGTCGGCACTGCCGTTATGCTGATCCAGCCGGGAGATGAAACAACCCCGATCCGTTTTACTCCCGTCCCGCAATATCTCGTGGCCCTCGAAGAAGGACCGCACGGCACGGTTGATAACGTCTATCGCAAGCTTCGCATCAAGGGCGAAGTGATCGACCGGCAATGGATGGATGCCAAGATTCCACCGGACCTTGCCGCTCAAATCAAGCGCAAGCCTACAGATGATGTCGAGCTACTTGAGGCCACTGTCTATAACAAAGACATGGGTAAGTATTGCTACCATGTTATCCATGAGAAAAGCCGCAGCGAGCTTGTCTATCGCACCATGACGGTTAGCCCATGGATCGTGGCCCGCTACATGAAGGTGGCTGGTGAAGTCTATGGTCGCGGCCCGCTTGTCTCGGCCATGCCTGACATCAAGACGCTCAACAAGACGCTTGAGCTTCTTCTCAAGAACGCTTCGCTGGCTATCGCTGGCGTCTATACCGCAGCCGATGATGGCGTGCTGAACCCGCAGACTGTTCGCATCCAGCCGGGAGCAATCATCCCGGTCGCGCGTAACGGTGGCCCAACCGGCCCATCGCTCATGCCGTTGCCTAAGTCGGCTGACTTCAACGTATCCCAGATCGTGATTAACGATCTCCGCATGAACGTGAAGAAGGTGCTTCTCGACGATACGTTGCCGCCGGATAACATGTCGGCTCGCTCTGCCACTGAGATTGTGCAGCGCATGAAGGAACTGTCCCAGAATCTTGGCAGCGCCTTTGGTCGCCTGATTACGGAAGCGATGATCCCGATCATCCGCCGCATCCTGTTCATTATGGATGAGCAAGGCTTGATTACCCTGCCGCTCAAGATCGACGGCCAGCAAGTCAAGGTTGTTCCGGTTAGCCCGTTGGCTCAAGCGCAGAACATGGATGAAGTGAACGATGTGCTTCAGTTCATGCAAGTGGTCGCAACTATGGGACCGGAAGCGCAGATCGCCTTGAAGAAAGACAACATCATTGACTTCATCGCCCAGCGCCTTGGTGTCCCGGCTTCTCTCCTGACAACTCAGGAAGAGCGCCAGCAAATGATGATGCAGATGGCAGAGGTAGCCCAGCAAGCAGTAGCGGCACAGCCGCAACCTGAAGGTGCTGAAGCTACAATGGGGGCAATGCAATGAATGATTGGGATGTGATTAGAGATTTCGCCGCTCCGATTAAGGGGGCAGCGGATAGCCAAGCCGATATGGATAAGTTGTACGCTCACTTGTTCATGTCGCCGGAGGGCCAAAAAGTTTTGGCTGATCTCCGCAGCCGCACCATCGAGCAACCATCTTGGTTCCCCGGCGAAGACGCTTCGCATGGGTTTGCTCGTGAAGGGCAGAACTCGATTGTTCGGATGATCGAAGAGCGGATTAAACGCGCGAGGACGTAATGGCAGAAGAGCAGACAACTCCGGCCCAAGGGGCAGAGGCTACAGCCGAAGCACCTGAGGAGAACCGGGGCCTGTTAGGCGTAGAGCCTGAAGCCGAAGAAAATCCAGATCAGGTAGTTATCCCCCACTTGGAAGGGCAGGAAGCTCCGAAGAGTCCCGATCAGGAAGAGAAGCCTGAAGAATGGGTTCGACCCGATTACTGGCCTGAGCAATTCTGGTCAGACGATGAAGGGCCGGACGTTGAGAAGCTTGCTAAGTCCTATCAAGAGCTTCGCACTAAGATGTCGCAGGGCAAGCACAAGGCTCCTGCGGATGGCAAATACGATACCACAGTCTTCAAGAGTGCTGGCGTCGATGAGAAGGACGATCTCCTTCAGAAGTATGTAACGAAGTCCAAAGAACTCGGCGTCTCGCAAGAAGCGTTCGATGAACTGGCTAAGCTATATATGGAAGAAGTCGGGGCGGCCTTTGAGGAAACAGCCGTTAATCGTGAGGCTGAACTCAAGAAGCTTGGACCCAAGGCGAACGATATTCTGAAGGCCAATAACCAATGGCTGACCAAACTATCGCGCACGGTCCTGACCGAATCCGAAACGGAAGCTGTGGTTAAGGCTTCTGGCTCGGCAGCTTTTGTCTCGGCCTTGAATAAGATCAGACAGGCTTCGGGCGAGATGGCTATCCCTGTTGACGCAACTATGGTCAGCGAAGGGCTTCCATCCAAAGAAGACCTCTATGCAATGGTTGGCGATCCTCGTTATGGCAAAGACATGCGCTTCACACGCGAAGTAGAAAACATGTTTGCCAAAGCATTTAACAAGTAAGCCAAGTCCCATTATTTGACTTAATCGGACGGCGGGGTATATATTCTCGCCGTTCGACAATCCTCACGGACCGAACAACTCAGGTCGGGACACCTTAAAGTCCAAGCTGACAGCCCCACGCGGGAGAACTGTCGCGCCGAACCAATATCGTCACTCTCTCAGGAGACAAACAAATGTCGCTTCAGATTTCGAGCGCCTTTGTTACCCTGTTCGACGCGGAAGTTAAGCAAGCATATCAGGGCCAACGCGCCCTTGCTGGCCTCATCCGCGAACGTTCGGGTGTCGAAGGCTCAACCGTTAAGTTCCCTAAAATTGGCAAGGGTGTTGCTACGCAGCGCATCCCTCAGGCTGACGTCACGCCTCTCAACGTGTCCTATTCGCAGGTCACGGCGACGATGCAGGACTACATTGCTGCCGAATACTCGGACATCTTCAACCAGCAGAAGGTCAACTTCGATGACCGCCGTGAACTGGTTCAGGTTGTCGCGGGTGCCATTGGTCGCCGCATGGACCAGCTTGTGATTGGCGCTCTCGAAGCGTCTTCCACTGCGCTGACCGTGGACGAAGACCTCGGTGGCACGAACGCCTCGCTCAACGTGACGAAGCTTCGTCGCGCTAAGCGCCTTCTGGACGCCAACAACGTCCCGATGGAAGGCCGCATCGCCCTCATCCATGCTCGCTCTCTCGAAGGCTTGCTCGGTGAAACGGCTGCGACCTCGGCTGACTTCAACTCGGTTCGCGCTCTCGTCGCGGGCGAGGTCAATACCTTCCTCGGCTTCCGGTTCGTCACGATTGGCGACCGCGATGAAGGCGGCCTCGGCTTCGGCTCGGCGAATATCCGTCAAAACTGGTTCTTCCATCGTGATGCTGTCGGCATGGGCATTGGCATGAACTCGAAGACTGAGATCAACTATGTCCCTGAAAAGACATCGTTCCTCGTTGCTTCGATGTTCTCGGCTGGTGCGGTTGCTATCGACGCCGAAGGCATCGTGAAGGTCGAAACCTACGAAGCGTAAGGAGCTACCATTATGGCGTTCGATATTGCTAACTTCGGCCCTCTTGGTGGTCAGTCTCGCCGTGGCAAGGCTCCGATGTGGTGGACCTACACCACCACGGATGCTCACACTGCGGTTGATGCAGCGGGTTACTTCGGTTCGTCTTACGGTGGTGTCTATAACCACCTTGAGATTGGCGATGTGATCTATGTCTGCGTGACTTCCGGTGGCGCTCTCTCGACGGCTGGTGTCCATATCGTAAAAGATAAGGCAACTGGCACGGTCGATGTCACCAACGTCACGGCCTTCACGGTCACTGACTCCGACTAAGTTAGGTGGCTAACGCCATCTACACTGAGAAGCATGGGGGTTGCGCTATTGTATGTGGCGCAGCCCCTTCTTTGTTTGCTGATTTAGAGGCGGCTCGGCTGCTTCGGCCTGATGCTAAACTCTATGGCTGCAACAATACGGCAGCACTTGTCCCAGAAATTGAACATGTCTGGACCCATCATCATACTTTGGCTGGGCAGTTTAAGAGGGACGCCAAGCGACCCATTTTTGTTCACGGCAACACGCAATACCCAGACATTGATTACTTCTGGCCAGCGCATTGGATATGCGGTTCGTCGGGTGTTGGCTCGGCTTTGTGGGCGCGGTGGCTACTAGGTTACGATGAGGTCATCATGTGCGGGATTCCACTGACCCCTGAGAGCAAGGTTTATGTGGAAGGCTACCCATCGAAGCCAATGAAGAACTCTCAGACCGAATGGGCAGATGACGGCAACTTCAATACATGGCACCGTCAGGTCCTGATTCGGAAAGATGAAGGCCGGTTTGAGGGCATATCATCTATGTCCGGCTGGACGAGAGAGACATTCGGAGCGCCCAAGTGATCCAGATCGTGACCGTTATGAAGAGCGGCGGCGACTATACGTATAAACACGTAGCTAGACTAAAGGATATGCTGGCCGATAAGGCTGGGATCAGCTTCAACTTCTTGTGCCTGTCTGATGTTCCCGGCCCAGATGTCGTGCCTCTACGGGATGGGCTACCGGGATGGTGGTCGAAGATGGAGGTCTTTAAGCTGCCGGGGCCATGTATCTACTTTGACCTCGATACGATCATCTGTGGCTCTCTCCACAAGGCGGCTGACCTAGCCAAGCGGGTTCCATTCGCCATTCTGCGGGATGCCTATCGGGGCAAGAATGATCCCACCGCCATGCAGTCCAGCGTGATGATGTGGTGCGGTGACATGAGCCATCTCTACTCGGCCTTCATCTCAGACCCGATCCGGCACATGCAGATCAAGGGCGGGGATCAAGCCTTCATCGAGACACAGATAAGTAAAACTACGTACATACAGGATGAGCTTCCCGGCCAGTTCATATCTTACAAGGTAGATGTGCGCGGCAAGCATGTCCCAGATAATGCCAGAGTGATCTTCTTCCATGGCCATCCCCGGCCTTGGGAGCAAACGGATATCCCCTATGTATAAGCTGATCGAAGGCTGGTGTGTGCCAGAGAAGGATGAGAAGTGCTTCGATGCCGTTATGGGCGAGGTGGATAAGGTCTTTAAGATCGCACCCCAATGCCCGAAGCGGCGCTCGTGCATACAGGCTGGCGGCAACATTGGGATATTCCCCAAGGCCCTGTCCAAGTTCTTTCAGGCCGTTCACACCTTTGAGCTGGACCCTGTGAACTTCATGGCCATGCAGGAGAACTGCGGCAAGATCGACAACATCATCATGCGGAACGCGGCCTTGACTGACTTTCATGGCATGGTTGGGGTTGATCGCATCAAGCCAAACAATGTCGGGGCGCATCAGGTCAAGCTGGATGGAGACATTCATACAGTCATGATTGACGATCTTGGCTTGGAAGACCTTGACCTTCTCTGGTTGGACATTGAAGGATCAGAACATTCGGCCCTATTGGGCGCGGCTAAGACTCTTCACGACTGTTCCCCGATAGTCGTTTTAGAGTTAAAGGGCTTGGGACAGCGGTATGGTTACTCAGATCAACAGACATTCGACCTTATGGAATCTTTAGGGTATAAGGTTTCTCAGAAGATCAGCCGCGATTATATCTTCGTTAGAGGTTGAGATGGCGACCGGAGACTCAAAACTTACGATCTGCAACGATGCCCTGATTATGCTGGGCGGTCGAGTCATCTCCTCCTTCTCTGAAGGGACCGACAATGCTCAGGTCGCGGACCGGCTCTATGATGACATCAAGATCATGTGCCTTACGATGTACCCATGGAGCTTCAGCTTCAAAAAGGTTCAGCTCGCTAGGACGTTGAATACCCCGGTCACTGAATGGAAATATGAATATCAGATTCCCGGCGATGTCATCTCTGGCCCTCGTGCGCTGTTCGACACCTCCAGCCCCGGCGCTCGGCCTGTGACTTGGTGGGAGCGGTATGAAGATAAAGTCCTTACCAGCTATGAGCGGGTCTGGATTGACTACCAGTTCGACCCCGGCGAGGACCGCTTGCCGTCCTACTTCGTACAGCTACTAAAGTATATGCTGGCATGGCACTTCGCGGAGCCTGTCACTGACCAATTCCCCAAGGGTGAGTATTGGCGCAGCATGGCTGTTGGCACGCCTCAAGAGAATGGTCGCGGTGGCTACTTCCGTCAGGCCATGAACATTGACGGCCAGACCCAGCCGAACCAGATGATCGAAGACTTCAGCCTCATTGCCGTGAGGAACTAATGTCCCGGCTGATCCAGATTCAGACGAACTTCAGCACTGGCGAAACGGACCCTCTTATCCGTGGCCGCATTGATCTGGCTCAGTATTACTCGGCTCTTCAGAAGGCTACCAACGTCACGATCATCCCGCAGGGTGGTGTTCGCCGCCGCCCCGGCCTCCGCTATGTAACAGAGCTACCCAACACTATCGCGGATGATGGCGTGATCTTCGCGCCATTCGAGTTCAGCGTTAATGATTCGTATATGTTTGCAATCATTGCTGGCCGCATTTATGTGTTCAAGAACGGCTCTCTGATTACCCAGATAACCAGTTCTATATCTGCAACCTACTCACAGAGCGGCACGACAATTACTGTCACGGCAGCAAGCCATGGGCTTATCGCTGGCGATACGGTCTATCTCGACTTTACCAGCGGCACCGCCGTTGATGCCAGCTTTACGGTAGCTACCGCTTCGTCTGGCTCATTTACCGTCACGGCTGCGGGATCACTTACCACTAGCGGTAATGTGACCATGAAGCCAAACCACATCATCGTGCCTACGATTACATCTGCGATCCTGCCTGATCTTAACTACGCGCAGTCCGCCGACACGATGTTGTTCGTGCATGAAGACTTGGCTCCTCTGAAGCTGGTGCGCGGTGCGACGGATGCAAGCTGGACGGTATCTGCAATCAGCTTTGACTTCATCCCGAAGTATGCCTTCACCCTAACGAAGACATCGCCTAGCCATTCATTAACTCCCTCAGCAAAAGAGGGAACCGTTGAATTAACCGCTGGTGGCGGCGCGTTCACTGCGGCAGATGTCGGGCAATATATCCATATCAAAGAAGGTTATGGATTCGGCATTGCCCGCATCATTGGCTACGTTTCTTCTTCTAAGGTACTTGCTGTCACTGAAATCCCATTCGATAAAACAAGCGCCTACAACTCTGGTGAGTGGGAAGTTCAGAGCGGCTACGAAGATGTATGGTCTTCCGGTCGCGGTTGGCCGAAGAGTGTTACCTTCCATGAGGGCCGTCTTTACTTCGGCGGTAGCAAGAGTCGTCCTTCTACTGTCTGGGGTTCTGTTGTCGGGCGCTTCTTTGACTTCGACAAAGGGCAGTCTCTGGATGATGAGGCCGTCGAGTCCACCGTCGACACGAACCAACTCAATGCCATTGTGAACTGCCTGTCAGGCCGTGACTTGCAATTCTTCACAACCGGCTCTGAGTTCTATGTGCCGCAAGCTACCCTTGAGCCAATCACGCCAACGAACTTCTTCGTGAAGATCGCCACACGAAATGGCTGCAAGCCGTCGATCAAGCCTGTTGGCATTGACTCTGGAACGCTCTTCGTGCAGCGGCAGGGCAAGTCTCTTAACGAGTTCGTCTATACGGACGTTGAGGCTGCTTACATCACTAACCGTATCTCGCTTCTGTCTTCTCACCTTCTGAAGACGCCGGTTGATATGGCTATTCGTCGGGCCACCTCGACGGATGAAAGCGACCAGCTTTACATCGTTAATGGCGATGACGGCTCGATAGTCTGCTACTCAATGCTTCGCTCCCAGCAAGTCATTGCGCCATCTGAGTTCACAACAGACGGCGAGTTCTTGGCTGTCGGTGTGGATGTCGATACGATCTATGCGGCGGTGTGGCGTGAGATCGACGGCGTTGAGCGATACTTTGTCGAGCGGTTTGACAATACTCTGACGGTTGACTGTGCTGTGACCGGGACAAGTGGGAGCAGCGTTACTGCGGCGAACCTTGCTGGCAAGACGGTCAAGATCATCGCGGATGGTGTTGTGCTGCCAGATGCTACGGCCAATTCGAGCGGCGTCATCACCTTCTCCCGTGCGGCGGTAAGCACCTATCAGGTCGGGTTGGATTACAGTGTCGAAGTTAAGACGATGCCTGTCGAACCAAGGCTTCAGAGCGGGACGCTACGCGGGTTCAAGAAGCGCATTATCGAAGTTACCCCGCAGTTCTACGAGACACAGGCCGCGTCTATCAATGGGCAAGTCATCCCATTCCGGCAGTTTGATACGCAAGTTCTCGATGAACCCGTGGCTGAATATACGGGCATCAAAAAGATAGGGCCGCTACTAGGCTTTGACTATGAGGGCGTCATTACCGTCACCCAATCTGTGCCGCTGAAGATGACGCTATTGTTCCTAGAATATCAGGTGAGCGCGGGTCAGTAAGATGGAATTAGTCATTGCTCCCCTTCTCGGTGCTTTCGGCGCGACAGCCGGAACGATCAGCACCGTCTCAACGGCAGCTACCGCAATCGGTGGCATAGCCTCTGCGGCTTCTGGGGTCTTCTCTGCCCTTGGTGCGCTAAGCTCTATCGGCAGCGGTGCGGCA